ATCTTGATTTCCCGCTCAACTTCCATTTTCACCTGGAACTGTTCTTTTTCCATCATCAGCTTGGCTTTGTTGAACTCAAACTCGTTTTTCAGCTTGGCTTCTTCCAGCTCCTGCTTACGCATCTCTAATTCAGCCATCGGGTTATCCTGTGGCGGTTCAAAATCCGTGTAGAACTGCCTGCCGGACTTGTGACCTAACGGGCCAAATATCGCCCCCGCCATCGCTTCTACGTCGATCTTACTGGCTGTCCAAGGAACAAGGCTACCCAAAGCCTGCGCCCCCGTGATTGCGCTTTTAATCCGCTGATCCGGGTTCGTATTGCCAAAGCCCACGTTCACCCTTACGTCAATCGCCTGCGGTTCTTCCAGCGGCTCAAACGTGGGTTCTTCCACCCCCGGCTGCATTGCTTCGTGGTTCTGGTTGTTCTTCTTCTCCCGCTTCTGCATCTTCTTTTGAGCAATCGCCTTGATTTTAGGGTCATCCTCAAAGGACTGTTCAAGTAAAACCAGTTGCCGCAGTACCGGTTCCACCCAAGTCTCTACAAACGTCCTGATAATGTATTCTGATCCTTGAGAAGCGTTCTGCGACATCAACTCCATGCCGCCCACAGTCTCACCAAGTTGTCTGCTGCCCTGAACCGAGGATGTGGAGAACACGCCGCCAATATCGTCAAAGTCGGCATCGAGCCTGTTCTGTTCAGCAAAGAATGACGAAGGCACCTGCGGTGTCATCTCCGGTTTAATCGAATCTGGATCATCAGTCAGGACAATGCCTCCGATAGGTTGATACATAAGGGCGTCTAAATCGGTGCCGCTGTCCCTGTGGACAAACTTACGCTGGTTCATGCTGTGTGCCGCCAAGTCAAGCCGCATATTGATGTTATGGTTTGATTCTGCCTGTAATTGCTCAGATAACTCCACCGGTGCCGTGGGGTAAACCTTGTGGGGTTCTATAACCGCCACGCCCCGCACATACGGCCTGATCCCTTGCTGGTACACTTCGCAAATCTTGACCGGATCGCTTAACAGCTTCTTGGTTGACAACGTGTAATAAACCCAATCAACCCCGTGTTCGTCCCGCACAATATTCTCATGCACCCAGACAATCTCAAAATCAGAATTGCTGTGGTCTGCTTCTGTGTCCCTGCCCTTATTCTGAGCCTGCCTAGTCGTGTCCTCGCTAGAATCTTCGTCTTTGCCGTATCTCAGGACATCTTCGCGGCTTAACGGTTTCCACTCAGGTTCGCCGGTCTTTGTGTCCCGATTGGTCATCTTTGCCATGACATCAATCAGGTACATCGGCATCTTTTCGATTAGGTACGGGCTTGAGTTGATCGGGTCAACCCAATCCGCCGCAGGGTCGAGTCTGAAATTGTTGAACTCCACCAGCCTGATTATCGGTTCATTCTTCTTAATCTTCTCTTCAGGGTAAACAATATACTCCCCTGTTTCATCGTCAATCAGGGGTTCGCCGGTCAGAGGGTTCGTTGCGATGTTCTCAATAACCACCTTGTCGTACTGCCAGTATTGTTTTGATACGACAACGCCCTTGACCTGTGCTTCCTGATACGCTCCGACCGTGATCGGGAACCACGGAATAGTCTTATTCAGCCGGTAGTTGAGAACCTCGTGCCAATACAGCGCATCCCTTCTCTTCTGCGGATCATCTACGTCTTCAGCCTCGACAACAACCACATCATCAGCCGAAAATAGAGCCGAAGCCAGCGCCGCCTCGTTCTTTCTGACCATTTTGCGGGTCTGGGGCCGGAACAGCCGGGATCGGGCGAGATATTCCTTTGTGTGGTATTTGGAGCCGACAGGGTGCTTTGAGTTGAAATTGTCAATATTTTTCTCAATTTGTGCCTTGTAATTCGCCTTGAGGTAGTCCGTTGAATCGTCATGCGCCTGCCTCGCTATCGCAAGCCAATCCTTACCCTCGGTTACAACTCCGCCACCGGCAGTATATTCAAGCTCTTTTCCTTCAAGAGGGGCTTTATCGTCCATTATTTTCAATCCTTGCGAGAACAACGTAGCAGTCGTTAATAACCATCCCCCCGTCTGCCTCACACACAAATAAAGGGCCGAAATCTCGCATTAAATCGTTTTTGTGAGGTATGAGACTCTCTATCCAATACCAACCACACGTCCACATCCCCTTCATTTCAGGAAAATCAAGCGTGCTTCTTATTTCAAAAACCCTGCCATGTGGGATGTTTCCTTTTGCATCCTCAATCATGCGATCCATTATCTCTTGCTTTATGTTTTTAGGTGAATCAACAAAAGCAGACTCGCAATCTCCGTGTTCCCTAAAATCCCTACCGCAAATCATTATGACACTCTCGCTATGTTTCCCCGCAGGTCACGGGGCATTTCCGCAATTAAATCAATCTCAAGCGCTCTCCGGGGCAGTCCGTGACGATCCAGGATGTCACCGCCTATGAACTTGATATGATGGCCGTCATTGTCAAACTTCTCAATATGCTCAGTCCAGCCGTGGTACGGGTCTGCCGAGTCGTTCACCACTTTAACAACGCCGCCACGCACCTCGACAACCCATTGATAACCCGTGTATTCTCGGATAAGATGGTCGAACAAGTGAGCCGCAAACCACAAATCTTCAATCGTCGGGCCGTATATCGGCAGATAACCGAACTGTTTGATCATCCTCTCCTGAAGCCGGTATCGAGCTTTGTCGTCCCGTGTTTCTAAGCAAGTAAGGATTTCACCCATCAGTAGCTCGGAACCTCCTGAATCGGTACTCGCTGCGGTCGCTTAGTCATGTCAGGCGGGTTTATCAGACTCATCATTAACGAATCCGCCAAGTTGGGGCTGGGTATCTTCAACAGCCGTTTCATATCCTGTTTATTCATGATCTGGATTAACCCGTGCGTATTAAACTTCCGTGGAATACCGCACACCTCAGACCGTAACTGCTGTAAATCCTCGATCTCTGAAGAAAAGCTAATCATCGTGTTAGGATCTTTGTATTGCTTCTTTGTCACCGCCTGATAGGTCGTTAAAACCATGTCACGCAGCTTCCAGTAATACTGCGCCCGTTTATTCTTGAACGTGTTGGCATTACTGATTAAATTCTTTTTATCGGTTCTGGTCGGGTCTTCGTACAACTTATCCGGGTCATCCGGTTCATTCGATCCCTTAAACATCACGGGGGATATTTTCTTGCCGTTGAGCGCCTGATTCACTTGCCGGTTAAGGGACACGCCCAGGCCGTCACAATCCCAGACAAAAACGTCCGCCCTGTTATCAATCGCAAACGTCAGCGCCCAATCTGCCCCATCATTCACATCACCGAACTTCCGGTCTATCGCTTCAAACACCAAACCACCGTGACGAGCCACAAGACCCTTATCGTCCTCACCCATGTCTGATGGGTCGTGAGACACCACTTTAGCCCCGTATGGCTTAAATCCGAGCTTCTCGTGGGCGTCTATACAGGCATCGAACCACTCCGCCCTTATAATGCTGTCTTCCACGTAATCCAGAAACGCACCGTTCCAGATATGATCATAGAGCGCACGGTCAAGCTCTTCAAAATCCCGCTTACGGTCATTCTCCAAAACCTCCGGGAACCAGGGGTTGTCAGAATAGTTCACAAAGGCAATGTAATGATCGTCGTCCTCGTAAAACCCGTGCTTTTTCAGTTCTTTCTGGTACGGCACAATAAACCGCTGGGAAAACGGATCAGCGCTGTTCTGGGGGTTGCCGGAGAACCAAAGCTCCGAATCTTCTTCACGCACCGTAGGAATCAATATCTTGATGGATTCGTCAGATAAAAACTGCGCTTCTTCTACCCAGAAGTATTTAAACCCGTGCATTGACTTCACTGACGCTATAGACCTTGAAAGCCCCTTGAACCGGAACGCACCGCCGCTCTCATGGTCTATCTTCGCCTGCCCAATGGAATAACCAGGAACGCCGAGCCGCTCGATCTCATCGGACAACAGGGAATGGACAGACTCGTCTATCGAGTTCTGAAATTCCCTGAAGCATCCAATCTTTGCGCCTTCGGTCTGGGCTTTCATAATCAGAATATCCGCAAACGATGTTGACTTGCCGCTTCCCCTGCCGCCAATCGCCACCTTAAACCGCTTCTTCTTCTCCAGTAACGGCACGATCTTTCTAGGCAGGCGCATCTGCATCGTGTACGATAATCTCCCACTTGGTTTCTATTGGGCCGCCGTCTCTGCCGGTCACTTCGTTCTCAATCCTGTCACGCCACCCGTAATTATTGGTCAGGTTCAGCTTGGTCATGGTGGCGTTAAACTCGCCCTTTAAGCCTCTCAGGTTGATTCTTGTTTCCAGTATGCTCTTGATTTTCCTCAAAGATTCCGAAATTCTCTTATTATCCTTGAACTTTTCCCGCCACTCGCTAAACCTCTGGGGAGAATAATCTCTGTTTTCAAATAGTTGCCCCATCAACACAATTTCACGATCAGCCTTAATCTCTTCGAGCATATTTAACAGTTCGTTTTCCACGAACTCAGCGGTGTATTTTGTTGGTTTTCGGGGTTTAGTTACCATTAGGCATACCACTTATCTTGTTTGCGAAAAATATCCACACCCTCATGGTATCCAAGACCAACTAGGACTTCACACAACAATTCATCCATTTCGCTGTGAGCAATCTCAGGATCGTTCCAACCGTCACCTATAAACACAGACATCATTTTCTGCGTAAACTCTTCTGGTGTCATTACAGTCGGTCTGCCTGCGTTACTTTTCTTAGCCATTACGCCCAACCCATCACCCAACCCCCATAGTGTTTTTTATCGTTGCCCTTCGCTTGTCGTCAATTTCCCATAAGTTCTCAAATGATTGAGAAATATCAGGTAGTGGTTTACACCACGCATCATTCTCTTCTCTTCCCCAAAATCTAGGGTTGAAAAGCCTGTTCCTATAAAACACCCTATCCGGCACATGGTCTTCTGTCTGCCTGAATAGTTCTGCCTTACCCATTATTCCCCGCTCCATATGGGTTCGAGTGTTATGCGGTAGCGATTAGACAGGTCGGCTCTACGATAAAGTGTTTCAGCCCCATAATTCCCGTGTGTCTCGTTGGCAAAAATGCTAGCCAAATAAAGAGCGGCGTCATCATCCACTAGCTTCCCAGAAAAATCCATAAGATTATCCAGCCGGTCTTCTTCTTTTTGATTTAAATCACCGTAATCACTAAATCGTTTATCTCTCATACCAAATACTCCCCCAGCTTATCCTCAAGCTCGATAGCGCAATTTACCATGTTCTGCTCTGATCCGCTGATGTCCAATATCCTGTTTGGGAAATCAATATCTCTGATGCTGCACTGGTTGCGCTCTACGATGTCCAAAATCATTGACAATATTACGCCTTCTTCTGTGCTTGATTCAGCCATTTGCCGCCTCAATTGAGTTGTTCAGCGCTTCCACCAAGTTCTCACCGTAGTTGCTTCCAATCCAGTCAGCGGTTTGCCATGTAATAAGGCACTCGCTCCTTGCCGGATCATGGGAGAAATCAATCTGCTTGACGTTATCCAGCATAAATTTCTTGCGCTCTTCAGCCGTTGCCATTAGCCCTTTTTCTCAGGAAAATTGTAGTTACCGGCCTGATCAAGGATGCTGGTCGTGTTGCTCTTCGGTCTTAAATACCCGCCTGCCGGTCTGGTTTTCGGTTTCTGTGTTTTCTTCGGTGCCTGTTTCTTGTTTCCGCCCATTTAAATCT